CACTCCCCGACACCACAAACAAGATTGTGGTGTCATTTGAAGATGGTGCTTTTAATAGCACGCAAAAGGTTACAATGTTAGACGATACCCACCTAACAGCCAACGAACTCGCAAAGGCAATGCGAGAGTTAGGCGAGTGGGCGGTAAAATATCACAGTTCCAAATGCTTTAATTCGCCATACGGCATAGAGTATAGTGAGGACGATGCAAAGATGTATTTGTATCGTCGCAAGTCTCCAAAGTGGCGTTTGGAGATACAAGATAATGTAGACAAAAAGAATTTAGCTGATAGCCTTAGAAAAGCAGCTGAATGGCTTACAAAACGATAGATATGGAGAAAACGTCAGAGGATAAATGCAAAATGGTGGTGCGTCTATACAAGGCGCAAAAGCACACCATAAAGGAAATAATGAAGATAGCGGACGTGCCGTCAGAACAGACGGTGTACGCTATTTTAGACGAGTACAAAGTACCTCGTTTAAGGAAAAGAAACATCGCACGTTCTGTGTCCATTTCGATAGATACAGAATTAGATGAGATAATAGCTAAAGCAAAGCCGAAAAACCTATCAAAATGGCTTTGCGAAATGGCTAAAAAAGGAGCAAAGATTAAATAAAATATAAAGAGGCTGCCTAAATGGTAGCCTCTTCTTTTAAGTTGTTTAAAATAGTGCGTATAGCTTTGTCAGCGTGTTTGCGCATAATTTTCATATAGTTAAATATAGGGCGGTTACTCTTCATTGATTGACCTATACAATATTCGAGAATTTCGAGCGGTATTCCTAAATCGAAACCGTGCTGGACGAAAGATTTACGTGCGCTATAATAGCACACTTTTTGCCAGTTCGACACGTCTACGTCTTTTGCGAGACTTTTTATTGCTCGTGTTATATAAAGGTTGAAATTTTTATAAGAAAATTTATAACCAAAGTCTAAACGTCCTGTTCTTTTATTTATCCACTTATCTATTATTTCTTTCGCTTCGGGTTGTATAGTGAAAGATATTCGCTTATCTGAACGTTTAGTATTTCGGGATTTATGACGTACGTATTCGAGGACTTTTACGTCTCTAAAATCAATTGCGAGCAAATCTATTAAATTAATTCCACCGAGATAGTAGGATAACATAAATATATCACGTGCTACACGTTGTTTCTTTAGACGTGGTATTGTGTCCCTAATTAGTTGCAAGTCGCTAACTGTTACGTCTATTTCTCTTTCTTCTTCGGCAGCACGTTTCCAGTACGTAAATGGGTGTAGTTGATACGTTACTAATTGTTGCTTTATGGCACGGTTGATGATGGTACGTGTCATTGATAGTGTCATATTAATATAGGCTTGCGAAAGACCTTTGCGCCTTAAATAGCGTTCAAAGTCTGCAATGGTAGACGTTGAAATGTCATTTAGGTATACATCGCCGTTATTGTATTCTGTAAATAGCCGTAAAGAATTGCGGAGCATACTCGTGTAGCCATTTCGACCATCTTCCAGTAGTTCGTTTTGGTATTGCTTTGATATTTGAGCAAAGGTAATAGCAGACGAACGAGTGTGCATACTCTTTAGCCTATCACGTAATTCTTTGCCACTGTATATGTTGATATTAGGGATAGCATCGAGACGTTCCTCATATTCATTTAGTAGGTTGCGTAATTTAATATTAATTTCGTGGGCATTTGGTAGACGAATAACGATACCATTGTCAAACTCACTAAAGCTATTAACTTTATATTTTGTAACGATGTAGTGTGTGGTATTCTTATGCCCTACGGCGATACGTATTTTATACGTGCCATCTTTTGCTTGTGTGTGCTTTAATAAAGCTAATTTAATTGTTGCCATTGTTTTAAAATTTAGAAAACGAATAAAAAATGTTCGCTTATACGTCCAAATTTGGACAGAAAACAAGTTTTTTTTATTCGTTGATATTCAACGGCTGTATGTCTTTTCTTTTAAAAAGTGCCTAATTATAAGGTAATTAAGCACTTTTTTTAAAGTGATTCCGTTGGGGTTCGAACCCAAGACCCACAGCTTAGAAGGCATTTTGTACTTCTATCAAAGTTACTCATAAACAACGTGTTATGTTATTCGGTAGTACATCACTCAACCTATTACTCACCCTTCTTATTGTTCAGGTATTTCTCACGAAGCATCTCTCTGTCGTCAAGAAGCATTTGCATAAGTTGTTCTTTTATTGCTTGCGCCTTTGAGAACTGATGCTGGTATTCCTCCATTTGATCCTGCATGCGGTCAATCTGATGTTGTAGCTTCTCTATCACGGCACGCTGACTCTTAATAATATCTATCTGTCGTGGTACTTTGCCCTTATAGAAGTCTTCATGACCATAATTATTGATTATATCGCGTCCTGCATTCCTTCTGTTATTTGAATCTGCAATCGAACCTCGTTCAGAAGATACAGATTGTGCTAATACTGTTTCGTCCATATTTTTTTATCTTATTTTTTGGCTTACAATTCGTTCGGCTTTCCATATACCCCTTATTTCACTTCTGCTTACATCAATCTGCCCGTGTATCGGGTTATCAGCTTTTAGTGTAAGTGTATTATTTGAATATAGCGTATTCTTTAGAATCCTTTTAATGGTCAAAGTTTTCCCATAAGCAACAAAGACAACACCGACAGCCTCTTCCCATTTGGGTTCTGAAATCTTGCGTGCAAGCACTTTTGCGCTATCAGGTATATTTGGAGCCATACTATCACCATTTACCTGAAAAACAACATAATCTCCATTTGCTAAATCTTCTCCTTTTTCCGGCATAATGCCATACGTTTCAGTCTTACAATTTTGCATATCTCCAAAACATTCCACGAATGAAGCTGCTGCATCTTGCAGAACAAAAGGAACATTGACAAGTTCTTCTTTTATATAACTCTTAATAGGATTTGCAGTGTTTGAAACTGTTTGAGTACCCCCACTATTGTTTGAATTTGTTACGTGAGAGTTATCTCCGCTAATGAGTATTTGACCACTATTATTAGAAATATTCCCTGTCCTTGTTCCAAGAAGGATGTATAACCTATCAAGATTATAAAGTTCGACGCACTTATCAATAATTCTGCGAGTTGCGCCTTGTTTGCCTATCTTGATATTCGTAAGCGAAGATTGAGATTTTATCACCCCATCTTTCATCAGTTTATATCCACTTATGCCCTTTGTTTCAAGTTCCCGAAGGAAGCGTTCTGAAACTTCATCTAATCTTTTTTCCATATTTTATTTAATTTTATTTTGTACTTTATAAATTATATAGTATTTTTGTAATCTCATATCAAAGGGGTTTATTTTATGTGTAGTATATATATTTTATTATTATATTTTTTCACCACGCCCCAACGATAGAACCCCTTTTTTTGTGGGGCGTTGGTTTTTTTACAACCATTTAGTTTTTTTTATTTTTTAGCTATGGTTAAAAGGAAGTTATATATCAGTATCGAAGAAACAATATCGGCGTTTCAAACGAAAGAAACAGCCGAAGCTTACATCTTTGCTCTGATGATTAAAGCTTCCACCATATCTGCAAGGATTAATAATCCGACTATTCGCAATCTAAAATCAATTCTTCATATCGGCAATACAAAATGTGTACGTGCGCTAAAAAATGCACTTACATACGATTATGTCCGATTTGAAGGTAAATCTCTTGTTGCGAATATATTAAAAAATAATAAAGACAATATCAGACCGATATTTTTCGAGAAAGCGACACGCAAACAAGATGGAAGTCTTAATTGTAGTGTGTCTTTCCGAAATATGGAAAAACTCATTCGTGAACAAGTTATTATCAATCACGTTAAGAAACAGAACCTGTGCGAGAAAACGTATAAAGCAGTTTCTGACGGCATAGTCAATGGGGTCTTGCTAACTGCAAACCAAATCAAAACTTATCGCCGGAGAAAAAATCGTTTGTCTCATACAGAGAAGTTTCATAAAGGATTGAGTCTTGCTAAAGTTATGAGCATTATCCATTCCTCACGTTACGCTGCACGCAAACTGATGCGTGGTCTCGTACTGACTGGTAAACTCATTAAAGAGGAAATCCTCGAAGATACAGGAATCGCACCAAATAACTTTGGACGAAATGCGAACAAGTATATGCGAGAGATTGGCTTTGGCGGTTACTTCCTGTACAGAGATGGCAAAATCGTATGCCAGCGTTCAAATGTGTATGTGTGTAGCGATAATTTTAATTCAAAATACTATGCAAAATAATATTTTTTTTGAGCGTGTTCCTAAAAACGAACCCAAATATAAAGCAGTTAATTCCTATACAGGGGGTATAGGGGGAGTTAAGTATAATAATTATAATATTAACTCTAAACGCAATAGAAAATATCGCACATATACACGAGAAACGGTTAATGATAAATTCTTTGCTGAATACTGCAATGAAGTTGATATTTTCGACTCGCAAAATCATTTTCCTGATTGGATTTACGAGTTTAGAGAGCAAAACTTGCGTAAAATCAGCAAAAACTTTCGTTTGATGTGTCAAATTCTTAAAGATGAGGGGTTTGAGTTTAAAATCAAATACCCCATTGAGAGTGAGAATAAATGGAAGTTTGCTGATGCGTATCTGTCCAAATACAATCTTGTTGTGCTTCTGTTGAGCGATAAGGACTTCATCGGTTTGCCGTGCTGGTCAAAGTCCAACAAAGAACTTTTCTTTGAGAAGAAATGTAGCGTCATTGCGATTCTCCCTGACGAGTTACCAAAACTTCACGAAAAGCTTCAGTCTTTTAACTAAAGATTGGTTGTATCATTATTTCAAAGAGCAATATATAGAGATATTCTATCTATTTTCATCGCCTTTTATACATCTATTCCTTACTATATATATTAAGTAGTAAAATAATGTTAAAAGCTACTCATTTTATGTATTATCTTTTGGTAGTACATATTTTTTGTAGTATCTTTGCAACATACTTAACGAAGTTACTTCGCAAAGGTATATATTTACTTTGTAAAAAGCAAATTATTTATGATAAAACATACAATATTAAATATAGAAAAGACCCCAAAGAGGTGGTTAAATACTGCCGAAGCGGAAAAATACCTTGGCTGCAAAGAACGCTTCTTGCGTAATCTTCGCTCAACGGGACAGCTTCACTTTTACAAAATAGGAGGACACGTTCTTTATGACATTGCAGATCTTGATAAGTTAGTTATCAAAAATAAGGTGATATAGCAAAAAGTTAGACTTTATATAGATGTGATTTTTAGGTTTTCATAAATATTATTTGATTTAGATTCTTTTTTTAGAGTGATTCGTGCAGTACGTGAGTATAGCACGAAAATGGAGAGAAAGCCGGAATATCGGTAAATGGGAGCATTTTTTTGCTACGAGGTTCGATTCCTCGCTCTCCACAATGAATATTGAACAGTGGTCTTTGACTTATTGATAACGATAAAGCTGAAAGGTGCTATGAGTAGCAGAGATGCCGTAATCTCATAGTGGACTGAATAGGCGGTTAATATGTTTAAAATAATATGTAGCGATAGTGCGTACAGTCCATTAAACGCAGTGAGTAAACTTTGGGTGGGCGTCAAAGGTCGCTAAGCTACACATTTTTATATGCTATATATTAACATCTATATCAAGATATATAGGTGTTAATAAAGAAGTAATGCAGGTTCAACTCCTGCCCGTTGGTAGAGGTTCGGTAACAAGTATGGGTTCGATTCCCATTTAATAGTGGTCTATCAAATACCAAAGCGCACGCTGCACTGAAATAAGGTGCTATACTATTCGATTAGGGCGTGCGTACAATAATAAATATTATAAAATATGGAAAATAACGAATTAGTTTTCAAAGGTGAGAACAGTCAAGCACTGACAAATAGCTTGTTGGTTGCTGAAAAGTTCGGTAAAACACACGATAACGTATTAAAAGCTATCCGCAATATCATTGGTGGGTGTGTCATTAAAAATAACGAGACCCCAATGTTTGTTGAAACGACCTACTTCAATCAACAAAATAGGCAAGATTACCCTATGTTTGTTATGAATAGAGATGGATTCACATTATTAGCAATGGGCTTCACTGGTAAAAAGGCACTACAATTCAAACTCGATTACATTGCAGCATTTAATGCAATGGAAAATGAATTGAGGAATCCAAAACCATTATCACAGCTCGAAATATTACAAGGTTCTGTAAATGCACTTATTGAACACGATAAGCGTCTAAAAGCCGTTGAACAACGTCTTGACAATATGGACAAGGAACGTGAAGAGAATGGACGATTACTTCTCAAAGCAAAGTTGTCTGATATTCCTACACCGCAACAATCTGTACGTTCACGCATTAATGAACTTGTATGTGAGTATGCACGTGCAACAAACACCGCTCATCGTGATGTCTGGAACACGATCTACAAGAAGCTGAAATACCTCTACCATATCTCAATCAACTCATACAAGAAAGTCAAACCGACAGAAACGAAACTTGATGTTGTTGAGAGAATCGGATCACTTGAAAACGTGCTTTCAATCATTTCTGAAATGATTAACGACTTCAAAGAGAAAACGGCATGACAATACAATTATTTATGTCGGTTGGTGCGATAGTTTGTACCGCTGCCGTTGTCAAATACATTTGGCAAGAAAAAGGTTGCTTTAAGGTGGTTTATGATGATATAAAGCGTGAGTTAAAACAAAATACAAATAATGGAAAAGATTATTAGAGAAAGGAAACACACAATCCGACAACTATTTGCGCTTGTCGGTGGTGCAGGAAACTACCTGCATATTAAAAAAGGAATTTATAATAAGAACTCATTAGCACAGGAACGCACACGACAGAACGAAATTGCACATTGCGCCCCGGGTTTTAATAAGTTCTTTATTAAGTCCAATATCAAAGACGGATATATAACAATCGGACAAAGATACTAACAATAAAAAGAAAATATAATGGAAAATCAAGTAACAACAACCCAACAACCACAAACACTGCAAACTTTGATGGGTTCAAGTGCAGTAGCAAAAAAACTCAATGAGGTTCTCGGAAGCGAAAAGAAAGCATCTGCTTTTATTTCCAGCGTTATATCGGTGGCGAATGGAAATAAACAACTCCGAATGTGTCAGCCAATGTCTATTCTTTCATCGGCAATGATTGCTGCAACACTCGACCTCCCAGTCGTCCCAACGCTCGGTATGGCTTATATCCTTCCATACAAAGGCACAGCGACCTTTCAGATAGGTTATAAGGGTATTCTCGAACTTGCTATGCGAAGCGGAGAGTTTCAGAATATTATTGACGAAGTGGTGTACGAAGGACAGCTTGTGAGTAAAAACCGCTTTACTGGCGAATACGTCTTCGATGAAGATGCAAAGAAATCTGACAAACCTATCGGTGTTATGGCTCGCTTTGACCTTGTTAATGGCTTCAGTAAGACAATCTTCTGGACCATTGAGGAGATCGAATCGCACGCAAAAAAATTCTCCCAAGCATATCGCTCTGGTTACAATAGTCCATGGAAGACTGACTACCTTTCAATGGCAAAAAAGACAGTCGTCAAGGCTCTTCTTTCAAAGTATGCTCCTAAGTCGGTTGCGATGCAAACGGCTATTAAGTTTGACCAAGCGAAAGTTAAAGCAAATTCTGATAATGTCGAGGAACTCAATATTGATGTATTTGATGCAGAGTATGTTGATAACGAAGTACAACCCGTTGAAGCGCAGGCAGAGGAAGTGGACCCTTCAAAAGATTTATTCGGAGGAGAAAAAGAAGAAAAGACCGAGAAGAAAAAGGAGGGTAAGAAATAATGAACGACCTTCAAAGAACATCAGATTGGTTTCTTTCACGTAAAGGCAAGCTAACCGCATCTGAAATATATATCCTCCTTGCTAATCACAAGGAGGATATGACAGAAGCGGAACTTGAACAATTCAAAAAAGATAACCCAAAGTCAAGAGTACGCACAAAGGAAGTACCTTTCTCGCAAGGAACGTTCTCATATCTTGATGGGAAGATAGCCGAGCAATTTATGCCAAATGACGCTTTCCTTGAATATATGGAGGATAGCGCACCACGTTCACGTGCTATGGATTGGGGAACGCTTATGGAGGATTCTGCTCGTACTCGCTATCAAGAGGAAACAGAAAACGAAGTGCTTGATGCGTCATTTGTTCCTCTTAAGGAATTTGAGAAGTTTGCAGGTGGCAGTCCAGACGGCATTATCCGTTCGGGCGGAATAATTGAGATTAAGTGTCCGTTTAGTCCTGCCGTGCATCTGAAACACTTTCTGTATGAAAAGGCAGATGACCTAAAGGAGGACAATCTCCAATATTACTGCCAAATTCAATACAATATGATTTGTATTGAACGTGAAACGGGTGTTGAGGTGCCGTTTGGAGATTTCGTTTCATACGACCCACGAACATCACGAAGCAAACAACTCAAAGTTCTTCATATTCCAAAGGACGAAGAAATACAACATCAACTACTCGAGCGTACAAAGTTGGCGGTTGAGTATTTCAAAGAGAGAATCAATCAAATTAATAAATCAGAAAAAATAGTGTAAATGGAAATTCAAGGAAGAATCATAGCCGTGCTTCCACTACGTGAAGGAACATCTTCAAAAGGTGCTTGGCAGTCGCAGGAATACGTTGTTGAAACACACGAACAATACCCAAAGAAAATAGTATTTAATGTCTTTGGCGAGGATAAGATTAACCAATTTGCCATCAAACAAGGCGAGGAACTGAAAGTCAGTTTTGACGTTGATGCTCATGAGTACAATGGTCGTTGGTTTAACAATATTCGTGCATGGTCAGTTCAGCGTGTGGGTAACGTTTCTGCACAACCAACGCAGGCTATGGTGACGAATAGCCAACCAGTACAACAACAAGCAGTGCCGCAACAACAAGGTCAATCAGATGATTTGCCTTTTAATTAAGCCCCTCGTATAAACCGCATACGAGGGGCGGTTAAATATTTAGAGAAGAATACGACAAAATTGTAATGAAACTATACTAATTAGAATATGAGAAGTAAAACATCAACATGGTTTGAAACCAAAGTCCGTTACGACAAAACAATGGATGACGGACGTAATAAGAAAGTAACAGAAGTCTTTGTGGTTGATGCTCTTTCGTTCACGGAAGCAGAAGCGAAGATAACAGAGGAATTATCTGCATACACAAGTGGTGAAACATTCATCAAGGCGATCACACGTGCGCCATATTCGGAGGTTCTTTTCTCTGATGATAGCAAAGATGATAAGTGGTATCGTGTGAAACTTGCTTTCATTACGCTTGACGAGCGTACTGATAAGGAAAAGAGAACACTTGGTACATATCTTTTCCAAGCAGCAAACATTGACAAGGCTCGCTCTTATATTAAAGAGTTTATGAGCAGTTCAATGAGCGATTACGACGTGCACTCAATCTCTGAAACACAAATACTCGATATTTTCGAGTGTAAATAAATTTACTCATTTCTGTTCGTTATAATAATTTTACATCGTGGGGAAGCGTCCCCACACTTGCTTTGGTGGCGGAATTGGTAGACGCAGTGAGGATAGCGCGCACACTTGGAGAAGCCGACTTGCGACAAACGGTCTCCATGCAGGTTCGAGTCCTGCCCAAAGCACAAAGAGGAAAATAGTTGGCTAATTGGTAAAGTTTAAGAAGTAACTTAGGAATATTGTCAAAGAGAAAGGCGGTGGGACTACCCATTGGGATAACAGATAATGAAACCCTTGTAAGGAGAATAGCCTTACTATTCCGATAATAGTTCCTGCGTGAGAAACAGGCTTAAACAATACCAAGCTAAATCTGAAAAGAAAGTCAGACACCCATCGTATCTATCTAAGGTGCAAACTTAGGTGGGTGCTTAATTGAGAATTAACTCGGTGATGCAAATGACGAAGAGTATTCAGGGAAATGCAAACGAGACCAAACTCCAACAATCTAAGTAGAGGTATCATAGAACGGTGAGTAGGAAACACGTAAAAACACTGTTAAACAGAACAGGTCTATGATTTACTTGCAAGGCTTTTCCTTAGATTAACAAAGGTCTCATTTCGGGGTATAGTGTAATTGGTTAGCACAACAGAAACAGGGACGATACCCAACGCCTATCTGTGGGATAGCAACGGGGGCAGGTGAAACGGGATTAAGCAGTTGCGGTTCGAGTCCGCATACTCCGACTAACTAAAAAAAAGAATTATGGAAATAATAACATCAGCAACTATTTTTAAAGCATTTGACGGAACAATTTTTGAATCGGAAATAAAATGCAAAGAATACGAGAAGAAGAGGAAAGAGTTTTTGGATAGGATAAAATTCTTTTTGGTAAAACATTCTCCTGATTTGACGGAAACAGGACTTTTTACAAATGGTTTGCTTGTAGCCGTTTATTCAATAGAGGGATTGCATCAAGAGATAGTGAACAACTATTGCATCAAAAGATTTGGATATTTAGGAGAATCTGTGCAAGGGTATAGATTTCAGACCTATTTCAGTGTTTCATCGATAGACTTTGAAACATATATGAGCGGTGTAATTGTGGAATGGAGAGGTAAACGACGTTGCGATAAAATCCTCCTTAGTCCAAATGAGCTTGACGAGTTCAAAGGTGTAGAAAGATTTGATTACATGAAAGAATGGGGCTTTAAGTAATCCCATATATTATTTTGTGCATATAGTACAGGATATGAACGGTGTAATGAGGAATTTCTATGAAACGATTTTTTAATTTATTCAAATCCAAAAAGCAGGAAATGTCGAGTGAAAAATCATATCAAGTATTAAGCGATACTTTTGGAAGGATGCTTGATTGTGCTTTTGAACTTCGGCAAGGTTCTCACAGGAGAGATAATGATATTTGGTACAGCTAAATACAACAGCGTTATAGTTACTCAACAGGTTAGATTGATTTCAGATTTAATTATTATTCAATTCTCAAAATCAAAAAATAAAGAAATATGGAAGAAAAGAAGTGTTATATCTCATTGCCAATAACGGGTAGAGATATTGAAAAAGTAAAAAAAGATATTGAAAAGATTAAAATTCAGTTGATACATAACGGATATTCTCCAATATCCCCTTTCGACAGAGAAGTGGATTTCAATGCAACCCACGAACAACACATGAGGGAGGATTTTAAACTTTTGCTTGATTGTGATGCTATTTATATGGCAGACGAATGGACTAACTCTAAAGGTTGCAAGGCAGAGTTTGACTGTGCGCTTGCTTGTGGTATCAAACCGATATTCAGCTTATACTCTATTCTGCAATGGTAAAATACAACAAAGAGAATCCTTTAAGGGTGTTCACGAGTTTTAGCGGTTATGACAGCCAGTGCCTCGCACTTGAACGGATTAGGAAGTACGACAAAGACTTCTGTTTTGAACTTGTCGGGTGGTCAGAGATAGACAAATACACCATTCGGGCACACAACATTCTCTTTCCTCAATACAAGGAAAGGAATTTTGGCGACATTTCAAAGATAGACTGGAACAAGGTACCTGATTTTGATCTGTTCACTTACAGCTCACCTTGTCAGGATTTCAGCCAAAGCGGTCTGCAACGAGGGGGTACAGAAGGGTCTGGTACAAGAAGTTCGCTACTTTGGGAATGTAGGAGAGCTATCGCCATAAAGAAACCAAAATACCTTATGTTTGAGAATGTCAAAGCATTAGTAAGTAAGAAATTTCTCCCACTATTTGGTAAGTGGCTCTCGGAACTTGAGAACTATGGTTACGTAAATTATTGGAATATTCTCAACGCATCTGATTATGGTGTCCCACAAAACAGAGAAAGAATATTTTGTATTTCAATTCTCAAAACGAAAGACGACGAGAATCCTTTATATTTCTTCCCTAAACCCTTCCCTCTCGAAAAGAAATTAAAAGATATTATAGAAGCGAATGAGGACGGAACGCCAAGGAAACTCGATGAGAAATACTACTTGTCAGACAAGGCACTTGAATATTTCGACAATGGAAAAAAGTAATGTCGCATACGCTGCGATACACCCCAGGACAAGTACTGGCGTTTGTCCCACCATAAAGGTGAGTATTAACAACATGTCAATATGTACCATACTGTCTGTGTCTCATTTTCCCATACCGGGAGTAGTGGAAATTTTTGATTAAGATATGTGCGTATGATAAAGACAGATACGGTCTGCACGGAACGCGACTCTGGCAGATGTCATGAAAACGGCATAGTGGAAGTGTCGGGAATCAATGTCGCCGGACAGGACGTGTCCCGCACTATCCGCGCCGTTTACGGGAAATGCGGATTTGACAGTGTTTTCCGTCCGACCGGGCAAGGCATAACAGGCATTGTTGAAGTGTATTGAGCGTGTCTGTTTTATATGATATTTTTACTCATAATTGTAAGGAGCAAATGAATAAGATTATTCAGGTTGGAAACATCTTTCCTCATGCTAAATTTAGAAACGCGCAAAACGGAAGGATATATAGCATAGACGGCATCTCGCCATGTCTTGACACTATGAGTGGAGGAAACAAACAACCCAAAATCATAGAGGTTATATGATGCAATATTTATCATGTTCACAGCGAGGTCGCAACTCTGGCAATCCTAAAGAAAAATCAAGATTGTATAGTCTTTACCAGCAAAAGTTAGAGGTGAACATTAAAGGCGTGTCAAACACAATTACAACAGTACAGAAAGATTATTTACTTATGGAAGAAAACAAAAGCAAAGGCAAGCTCATAACGAAAGAGATTGCCGAACAACTGAAACTGCCAGAGGAATACATCGGCAAGCGTTTCCGTATCAGAAAACTTACACCTACAGAGTGCTTCCGTCTTATGGGGGTGGACGACGACAGCATCAGGAAACTCACGGAAACGAAGAACGAGAAAGGCGAGCAGTTTATATCCAACTCCCAACTTTACAAAATGGCAGGCAACAGCATTGTCGTTGATGTAATGGTGTATATGTTCAGAAATCTTTTCATTGGCTCACCCGATGAAGATAAACAGATACCGATACAATTAAATCTGTTTTAAGATGAAATATCAAGGAAGTAAACGAAGAATAGTAAAGGAGATTCTACCCATCATACTCAATGGTATGAAAGAGGGGGACTGCTTTGTAGATGCTTTTTGTGGAGGTTGCAATCTACTCGACAAAGTACCAAGCAAGTTTAAGAGGATAGCAAACGATAAAAACAAGTATCTCATCGCAATGTGGGCGAGGCTAATTCGTTATGGTTGGCAACCTCCTATACAGATAGATAGGGATATATACAATACTTATCGTGCTGAATTTAATAAACGAAAATTCAATGATAATAGTTCGATTAGCTTTTTAGACGCAGAGATTGGTTGGTATGGATATATGGGGAGTTTTAATGGACGTTTCTTTGATGGTGGGTATAGTGGACATAATGTTAAAAGTAGAGACTATATCGGTGAACAGATTAATAATACCTTAAAACAAATTCCATACCTATTAGATGTTGATTGGTATTTTTCTGATTATGCAGACATACCGCTACCTGATAAGGCAACAATCTATTGTGATATTCCTTACAAAGGAACAAAGCAATATTCCACATCAAAAGATTTCGATTATAGCAAGTTCTACGATTGGTGCAGATAGAAAAAATCTGAAGGTTATCGTGTATTTGTTTCAGAATACCAAATGCCTGATGATTTTAAGTGTATTTGGCAAAAACAGATAACGTGTGCTGTAAATCTAACAAAAACAACGAAACCGACGGAGAAACTTTTTACATTATGAAAACAAAATCAAAAATTGAACTCCACGCAGAGCAGTGGATAAAACAACATCCTAACGCAACGCTAATGGAAGCGTTTGTTGCAGGATATTGGCGATGTTCTGATGCGTGGTGTAAACAAGAAACTTAAAAATGGCAAAGAAACAGACAATTGAGCCGCACACGTGTTATGAGTGTCGTTTTGCGTACCTAATGCAATCAATACCTGTAAACCCTATCATTTCTGAATGCTCAATAACAAAGGTACGCGAGGTGGCGAGTACATTACTCAAATGCGAGCACTTTAAACCTCGTATTGACGATGCAGTGATTAATCCAATGAAATATTTAAAATAGAGAATATGACAATATTAGAACTACAAAAGGAAATTATTGACAATCTTGGCAATCTTAACAATGACGCTGTAATAATATATAACAATACTGTTGTTCGGCTTCAAGATGTGTGTCATCCAACGTATGTCAGTTCCATTGGTGAACAAAATTCTGTATTTCCGAATTTTTTATTAACGACAAAACTTGAATAGATAAATTATGAGCAAATTTATTCCACGCAAGATTAAAAAAGCTTGCAAAGCATATAGAAATGATGTACCCCTTAGAACAAAGTGGTTGAGGTATGTACGTACACAAGTTTTAGGTCGAATAGATAAATACCAACCACACATTGGAGATTATGAAACCTCATTTTCTACTAAATATGGAGAATTATTAAGCGAATATATTGACTATGGAACAATTTACTGACTATATCCCATTTATCATTCGACCGAATGTTGCGGACGAGTATCTGCACAGAGTTGTATGTGTGCCTAAAAAGAGTCGTAGTGGATCAACGCCATACGCCAACAAAAGGAATAGAAAGCGAAAGAATAAACCTAAAAGAAGATAATTATGGAACGATATTATTTTACATTCCCTTTTCGGGACGTTCAACATCACAACTGTTATCACGTTGAAGAAGCCGAGACTGACGAAGAAGCACGTGATAAGATGGTAGAGAAGTTTGGAACAGACTGGGCTTTCCAGTATGACGAAAGTCAGTGGAAAATACCTAAGAAGCAATACGAAAGATTCTACAAGCATGACCCGATGATGCCTAATTGGTTCGAGGGTATGACACAGGCAGATTTGTTTAATTTAAAGGAAATTTAATCAATGGCAAGGAAAGTAGAGAATTTGGGTATAGGGGCGACTTTCTATAACAACCGAAGTAAATGCCACATCGTTGGCTTCTGCAACACATTTGAAGATAAAGAGAATGTGTTGCTTGTTGTTTACAAATACTGGCTAAAGTATAAGCGTTATTGGCGGTATGGAGTAATAGAAGACTGGCGTTTACAGCATTTGCTTGATGATCAAGAAAACAACAAGGGATAAAGAACTAAAAATACCAGAGTTGCAGAAATGATTAAACTCAATGAAAGATTCCTTGAAGATTTTACACCACGAGAGCAGCTTGTAATGTTACGATTACTTCTCTTTGCAAACGAAGACGGAGTTGTGGGATTCTCAACACGTAAACTTGCCGAGTTATGTGGATTAACACGTCAGAATATCCGCTCGATATTAACAAATTTGAGCAAAAAAGGGGATCTTGTAATTGCTGCAACCTCAATAAGTAACCCAATAAGTAACCCAACAAGTAACCCAAGATTAACATTTGTAACTATCTGTAATTTCGATACTTACAAAGTTGGGAAAAGAAAAGTAACCCAGCGTGTAACCCAACAAGTAACCCAACAAGTAACCCAAGATAAAACAACTCTTTCAAAGAGCAAAGCAAGTCTTAAAGAAAGAGAACACGAATTTGGTGAAAGCCTCATTCCCTATATCGAAAAATACTCAAAAGAAACAATACGTGCTTTCTTCAACTATTGGACTGAAAAGAACAAATCAGGAACCAAGATGCGCTTTGAACTTGAAAAGACGTGGGAAACATCAAAGCGATTACAGACGTGGGCAAGCAGAGAAAAAGTACAAAAGAGTACTACCGCCCTTAAATCATCTGAAATGAATTACGACAAAAACAGCGATTGGTAAATGGAACAAATAGACTTCAAAACCACCATTGAGCGGTTACGAGACACAACGTATAAGCCATTACCCGATAAGGTGCAAATCAGTGTACCAAATGCAGGGACGCACCTTAAAGGAGGATTAAAGTACTTCTGCGGTGATAATGCAAAGTGGAATACGGACTATGAAAAGATAGTCCAGTGGCTCACTGACAATAAAGGAAAAGGCTTAATGCTTGTTGGAGGTTGTGGTGTGGGTAAGACATTAATAGGTATGAGAATCATTCCTTTACTTCTTAACCACTATTGCAGAAAGGTGGTAACAATCTGCACGGCAAACGAACTCAACAAGTCTCCCGATGAGATTATTAAATACCACATTATCTATATTGACGATGTGGGGACAGAGGATATTTCTAATATCTACGGAAACAAGCGTGTGCCATTTGCAGAGTTGGTTGATATGGCAGAACGTGATGGCAAGTTACTGATGTTCTCTACCAACTTAGACGAAGAACATTTAAAAGCTAAATATGGTGATAGGGTGATTGATAGGCTTCACGCTATCACAAGAAGAGTAACAATAACTGGTAAAACAAACAGAAAATAAAAGCAAAGTTATGAAAACAGAAACTATAAACAAATTATGCGCTTCTTATATGGAAGATGTAAGAGGTGTAAAGAGAAATATGCCTAATAGGAACTTTGTATTGCGTCTAATCGAAGATACGTACAAGGCTGGTTTAGAAGATGCTTACAAAGGCATAAAGCTGTTAAGCTGGACGGTTAAAAGGTATGAAATGTTGGCTTGCACGTTTGTAGGTCTATTTATTATCCGTCCGCTTTTAAAAGGAGGATTTGATGTAGAGTGCAACGGCAGAACTTTGTGTACTCGTTCTACCTTATCAAAGGCGAAAGAGTTCGCGAACAATGTTTACAGGAAAAAGGCAAAAGAAAGGCTGGGGTTATGAAAGATTTAGCAGAAGAATACGCAGAGAAAGAGTATCACCGTGTAAATGGGGACGATGCTCCCTGCTTTACAGATGAACCCTGTTTTAACTTCGATGACATTAGATACGCTTTCGAGGCAGGGCGTGATAGCGTGGTGGAGAATATGCCAAGACTTCTGTTTAAGGAGTCGCGAGAAAGTTTGATTGCTGACAATGGCATATTTGAGTTTATCTATCATATCTATAAATCAGCATCAGTAGATGAACTACGATACGCATTTGCGACCTCCTACGAAACGCCAATCCAATGGTACGATACCTTAGAGGAGGCAATGGACGCTGCCAATGATGATTATCGGGAACGTATTAAACAAGTACTAAGGTTATGAGTAAAATTATCCCACGCAAAATTAAAAAGGCTTGCAAGGAGTACAGAAATGATGTGCCACTTAAAACAAAGTGGCTGCGATATGTACATGAACAAGTTTTAGGAAGAGTAGATGATTATAAACGCTATGATGGCGATATTTATACTTATTACGAAACAAAATATGGTAGGTTATTAGATGAATACATTAGTTAGGAAATTATGAAACCCTATAGAATTAAACATAAAGCGAGTGGATTGTACTATCAACCCACAAGCAACGGAAATAACTTGTCGAAAACGGGTAAAGTTTATCTGACAAAGAACAATGTATTAAACGGGAAAGATACCTTTGTGTATATTTCACTTAATGAACAAGGCAGACTTTACAAGGGGTATGCAAAGTTCTTTCCTACTCTAAAGCCTGATGATTTATACTTGATATGTAGAGTTCCTAAAACAGAATTTGAAATTGAAGAATTATGATTAAGAAACTAATTTGCAGACTATTCGGACACGTACATGTCGAGGAAATGTACGCTGCCCCGCTACTTAGACCTAAGCACAAATACGTAGTGATAAAGGAATGTAATTGCGCTCGTTGTGGAAAGAGTATATCCTTTGAAATGACCGAGCCAAAATCACGTGCAGAGTTGTTGCGGGAGGGTTGGTTTATTAAGTCCGAGCCTATATGGATTTCACGTCCGTATAACGAAAAGGAGGAGGAGATATGATAAAAGAATTATCGCTACTATTTGGCATTGTTCTTATAGTTTGCTATTTGGCATTTGCCTTTGTTAATTGGGATATAGTGTGGGTAACGAGTGTAGATGCTGTTATGCGAGTAACTTATTTATTAGTATCTGTAGCAATATGGTGTATAGCAATTTGTGCTTATTTGGAGAGTAAAGAGAAACATTAAAGATTAAAACAGTATGGTATCAATATCAGACATTCAAAATGGTTCGTATCATTGGGAAACGGAAGTTTCTCACGCTAATAATATAGAAAGTGCATACGATTTTATAGAAAATGAGTTACCGCAAAATGTATATGTTTATTTCCAAGATGAAAACTATTTGGAATTTATATTTGAAGATGGTAAGTATTATTCTGTAACCATATTCGGTGATGGTGATTTTACTCACCATCAAGCTAATTTTGAATTTATAAAATAATTAACTATGGGCGGAATAACACCAAGTTTACAGAAGAAAATTGACTACTCCATAAAGGTAATGCAGAAAGCTGAACGGCTTGCCCTATCAATGAACGATGATGGTTTTTGGTTAGCCTTTAGTGGTGGAAAAGATAGTCAAGTGTTATACCACCTTGCACTTATGGCAGGTGTGAAGTTTAAAGCACACATGAATTTAACAAGCGTTGATCCTCCCGAAGTGATTCGCTTTGTTAGAAAGAACTATCCCGAAGTCAAAATGATAAAGCCAAAGATGAGCATTTATAATATGGCAGTCAAAAAGGGCATATTACCTACAATGCGATTACGATGGTGTTGTGCTGAATACAAAGAAACGTCAGGCGCAGGATATGTAACGTTAATAGGCGTAAGAAAAGCCGAAAGCGTAAGGCGGTCAAAAAGAGAAGTTGTTGAGAGTATGAACTCCAACCCTAAGAAGCGCAAACAATGGAACTTTGACCAATTCTCCGAACACGAGGAAAGCCTTGTACAGTGTATGGGAAATGGCAAGGAAAAGATAGTTGTTAGTCCTATTCTGTATTGGACTGACGATGATGTTTGGACGTTCCTTAACGCTAATAACATAGAACATTGCAGTTTATACGATAACGGATATAGGCGTATTGGTTGTATCTGTTGTCCGATGTCTTCTTTCAAACAGAAAGTGCGAGAAATAAAAGATTATCCGCACGTTAAAAAGAATTGGGTAAAAGCGTGCGCCAAACTAAAGGAAAAAGGGCTTGTGTGCCACGACTTGTCCCCTGACGATATGTTTGATTGGTGGATAAGTGGTAAGTCATACAAGAAGTGGTATGCAGAGAAATATTTACAACAGAAATTTAACTTTAAAGATACAACCGAATGAATGGAATAACAATTAACGATATATGCAAGGATAGTGTGATGTTTGAAGGACCTTACTACTATATAAATAGTAACGGAGAGTGCGAAATATCTAAGAAATTAAAAATAGAAAAGTAATATGAAAAGGACAAACAAACCAAACGAAAGCGGCATTATCGAAATTGACTTTGACGGCAACGTTAAAGCTGGTTTCAAAGTAGAGAACGGAAATATCATAGTCTTAGGAGCTATGGACGGATATGGAAGACCAATCAAAATAGAAGATTAGACTATGATAGTATTTACTAATTTATTAATTGCTTTGGCTTTTTCGCTTGTTTGCTTAGGGTTTGCGAAAATGATTACAGAGTACATAAAGCTAAACAAGAGAATAGATAATTTGTTTGCTAATCAACGAATGATGTATAAATATCAACTGCTTTCGTTGTTGGCGAATATGAGAAATTTAAAGACATTGGCTATTATACAGGAGGAATACGAGATTGTAAATAGTCTACAAGAGAACATAGAAAAAGTAGAAAAAATATTAAAAGAAAATGAACAGAGAAATAATATTTAGAGGAAAAAGAGTAGACAATGACGAGTGGGTCTATGGCAGAGGATTACAGCAATGTAAAGATGAACTTGGAAACGAGATAGTAGCCATATTCACAGATGTTGTAAAGTCCGAAAAGTATATAAAGAAAGAGGGCAGGTACACTCTCTATTACGTACCCGTGAAAGCTGAAACTCTCGGACAGTACACAGGACTGAAAGACAAAAACGGAAAGAAAATCTTTGAGGGGGATATAATTAGTTACTACACAAAAGAAATCTATTGTATTAATCCTGACTGCGACCTCGCTGTACAAGGATATGGAATCAAACTGATAAAGAAAGAATGCGAGGTAAAATACATAGACGGTAGTTTTTGTGTAGATGACGAAACATATTGTCCTTTACCAATATCAAATTGTGGAATTCAGTCCGAAGAATTTGACGAGTTCAAAGCGACCGTAGACCACGAGTCCTATTTTGATACAAACGGTTATAAACTTGGCGATTCTATTATTGGTGTTAAGGTCATCGGAAACGTTACAGATTATCCCGAATAAATATGAAGAAAATACTAACCCCTAAGAATTGCACCCACCCTATTTGCCATTGTATAGATGGGGTGGACACAATAGACTGTTGGTCGTTCCTCAATGAAAGATTTAAGGAGTGTCCACATACAAAGTGCGAGTGTTATAAAAAAAATAAGCGTATGAAAAAGATAATGTTTAATGATAAGTACTGCCTCACACAGGCAGTGCTGAACGGCTCAAAGACAATGACAAGGCGGTTACTGAAAGATAACGTGCCGCTTGGTAATTGGGAAGAAACCCAAAAGCACCTGCCTTATAAGGTTGGCGAAGTTGTAGCCATAGCGCAAAGCTACAAAGAAGTTTACCCTAATGCTGACTTTGAAATGGTTGGTGATGGTTTTATGACAGAAAGCGCAGGCTGGACGAATAAAATGTTTGTCCGTGCCGATTTAATGCCCCACCACATCAGGATTACCGATGTTAAGGTGGAGCGATTGCAAGACATATCAGACGAAGATGTTTTACGTGAGGGTGTTTGGCAATTTTATGACAATAAGAATTTGTTTTATGTATCCAAAGCCATAGGATATGCCCCTGATGTTGCTTTTCCAAGTGCACGTGAGGCATTTTGGTATCTCATCGACAGTATCAGTGGCAAAGGCACGTGGGAGAGTAACCCATTCGTGGCAGCATATAGTTTTGAATTAATAGATTAAAAGTAAAAATATGGAAAGAAAAATTATTGAAAATGGAACAACTTTTAGGTGGCACAATTCAAAAGAGGAGCTTCCAAACCTTAAGAACGAAAACGACACACTTACTTGTGTTGTCAAACGTAATGGGTGCCTGTCTCTTAGTGTATGGAACCAATATTACCAAGTATGGGACGATGAATTTGGCGACGATTGCGAAATGAGCAAGGAAACAGAACTTGAATGGTTTTCTCTTGATACGATGGAGGAAAGTGAAATTATTAAATTATAAGCAGGAAGGAATATATTAAAATTAAGAATTGATGGGATACTTAATAGATTTTATATCAACACTATTGTTGTTCTTTGTATACTATTACGCTGGTAAATATAAAGCGTACAGCGATATTTACGAGAAAGTTCTAAACGAACACGTAAAAAGACATTTTGAAGAAGAATTTAAAGACGATATTAAAAACAAAATAAATAAAGGACAAAACAAATGGAAGTAAAATTCAACGCAGGTGATACAATCACCATTCCTGAGGGTTGCAAGGCAATCGTTAAGGACGGGAGTGTGGTAATAGAGAAAGAAGAGCAAGAATTTAAGAACGGGGACGTGCTTTGTTCTGCATATAGTGGTACAATGGTCATATTTAAAGAAAAGGAGAAAGACGGTAGCAGATATTTTTACTCTCATTACAACACTGACCGTAGTAGTAATAAAGGTTGGAATAGTGCAGCTTTTCGCCACGCCACCGAAGAAGAAAAGCAACTACTCTTTAAAAAGATGAAAGAGCAAGGGTTAAAGTGGAATGCAGAAGAAAAGCGAGTAGAGAAGCTTAGGTGGAGAGCAGATGTCGGGGTAAAATACTATTTTGTAGACTCGTTATTAGACGTTCTGTACATTAAAGAATGTCGGAGTAACCTCTGTAACAAACACTATTCAGCCAGCAACTACTTCCGTACCGAAGAACAAGCGGAAGAGGCTGCAAAGCGTGTAAAGGAAACATTACGAAACTACCACGAAGAAATAAAAGAATGAACATAACTGAACTAAGAATTGGCGACCGTGTGCAGGAAAAGAACACACGGTTTCCAATGACCGTTGTAGGCTTATACTCCACGCTCGACGACCTTAAATCAGGCATGGTGGACCTCGATTTCGAGGGCAACGAGGGCGATGTGTGGATACTCAAACCCGAAGAACTGGAGAGAGTAAACAGTCAGTCTACAGATTGGGACAAAGTAAGAATTAACGCTGCCATTGCCAATATGCAAACCTTAATGGCGCAGTCGTGGCAAATGGAGGCAGACGAAGTGGCAAAGGTAGCTGTAAAGTATGCCGATGCGTTAATTAAAGAACTACAGAAATGAAAAGAACAAGAATGAACTTTTGGTTGTGGACTTTCATAACCATTATGTGGGAAGTTACCCTAATGGGTGCAATATCTCACCATCATTACAAAGACGTTTATCTTCCTTTCATAGGTATGATAATCAGCCTTATACCCACAGTTATTAACTTTTTAGCATTAGAAAGGAACAGATGAAATTTAAACAAGCAATAGCCTTTGATGGGCGAAACCTTAACGACATATTTCGCCTACCGTGTGTCGAAAGCATTGATAAGGGCGAAAACGGCAAGCCATACATTAAGCTGTATCGTAGCTGCACGGAGGGCAGACTGATTGCCACCGTAGGCACCGTACTGGTGCAATTCAGTGGCGGCACGTGGCAGGTGTTTGGCAAAGAAGCGTGGGAAAGAGCAACCAAAGAATAGACACGCAACCGTAGATCCATAGATATACGCTCGTATATCCCTAGATGTACAAGCGTATATCCATAGATGTAAAAACGCAGAACAATATGACAATAGAGCAATACAGAATATTAGTAGCCAAATATGGCGAGGAAACTGTCTACCGATTCTTCAAACGGTCGGTGGACGCTTTAAAGAGGAAGTATAATGAACATATTTAAACAACAAACCCCATTCACGGGAATAAAGCAGACCGATTTAGCGCAAGCGTGGCAACAGAACCGCGAAACGCTAAACCACGTTTCCGCCCTATTCCACGTAATAATAGGCGGAGCAAACAGCGTGGCGCAAACTGTTATGCTCGACACCATAAACTTGCTTTCCAAAACAAACCAATACAGAGGAAAGGCAAGGCACAACGCACGTTTGGCAGTGAAGAGATATAACAATTTCGACCGCCAAAATATGGACGATATGCGCAATAAGCAAATGGACAAACGTCAGTTCTATATGGACTATTTAGACAATTTGGAAGAACGACTGAAACCCGATGTGTTCCGTTTCAGACTTGCCATTAAACAAGTGTTGGACAAAAGAAACGTTGGCGATAGCGAACTGAAATCGTACGTTCTATGTACCTACGAAATGCTGCACTATTGTGTTACACTATTCGATAGGTTCATAAAAGAACTGCCGTATATTCCGCCTATTAACTTTAAAGAGACATACAGAGCCGCCCGATTAGACGGAGTGTTTACAGCGTGGGACAACCTTACAGACGTGCTTTGTAGAGATTGTGCCAACATTCGATTAGACGACGACCCCAACTGTCGCCTTGCCCTAAACATTATAGAAACAAAAATAGTGTCGGAGCAAAGCATAAACCAAAGTGGAAAAGAGGCTCTAAGCCTCAACCCCACCATACAGTTGGAAGCCGACCGTGCCGAAATGAACCACCATCGCAAGCCATTTCAGCCATTGCAATTCACAGAGGCTCAAATGGAATATCTAAAAAGCAGCTACTCAACCACACGAAACATAGACCTTGCCAAAACGTTAGGCATCAGCCTATCGAAACTTAACAAACTCGCAAAAGAACTCGCTTTGACTAAGCAGAACTAAAATAGTCCAAATATTGTCCAATTCTTGGACAGATATTGGACAGATTTACAAAAACTCTTTTCAATTCATAATTATATAGTAAGCCCCACCGTCCGTGATGGATAGTGGGGCTTTTTGCGTTTATATTATTACGGCTATTTCCTTACTCTATCTCTTATTCTCTGCACCACATTTCGCACGCTTGGCACTCGCTTATAAAGGTAGTATAAAGCTATGGCAATAGCAAATAGAATGCTTGCGCCTACTATTAGCTGCCAAAAGTCGAAAGGTTTCGACACAGCTATCTGCTCCACTTGTTTCTGCTTTTGCTTGTGCTGCTCGGTGGCGTGTACTTTTGTTCTTACCACTTTATTTGCTGTGCTGTCTTTCTGCACGCTTACACCTTTCTTTTCGTTCTTACGGCTTATCTTTGTTTCTTTAATGCTCTTTAAGCCGTGATGTATTACAACGCTGCCATCGCCTTTGTATTCTACCATTGGCGGGTTAGTGTCGTGAGTAAAACAGCTTTCCTTGCCGTAATAAGGCGTGTCGAATATGTACTCTCTTACAAGCGTTGTATATTCGTCTATGCGTGATGTGTCCACGAGTGAATATTTCACGCTTGCTTTTTCCTTTACTGTTTGCGTGCTATCGAATGTGCGCTTTACACTCTCCACCTGCACAGCTTTCTTCGTCTTACAACTGCAAAGTGTAATTAGGGTACATATCAGCACGCCCCATATTGCGCCTATTAGTCTATTCATATCTATACCTTTAAATTAAAACACTGCCTACGTTGGCTACCATCAGGCTTCTTGTAACCCACGTGTACCCAACGTGTTTTGCTGTTCCTCTCTATTATAATTTGGTCATACAGATACCCACGTTTGCTAAAACTATACGCCATAAAACGCTCGAAAACGTCCTGTTTTCCATTGGCAGGCACAATGTCGGCTGCATAGCCAGCCACGTGCGCACTGTTCTTCACACCACCCACAGCTTTGTTTAACTCTGGACTTCTGTAGCCACTTGATACTATTAAAGACGGACTGCCCAAATTGTACTGCTCGCAATATTTTGCCCATTCGGCACGTATCGCCTCCAACAGTGTTATAGTCTCCGTCAGATGCACCCTAACCACTGCTGGGGGCGTGTTATCTATTCCTTTCTCTTGTGCCACCTTTGAGGTGCACAACTCTCCTATTGTAAAGTTTGCCATATTATATCATTAATATTAACATTACCGCACCACCCATTATGCCAAAGAGTGCGTCCGTTAAGTCGAAATTCTCTTTGCGTATAAAGTGGTCAATACATTCTTTTACTACCATTACTATTACAACGGCTGTCAATGCAGCTAATGCTCCAACGTGTAAACGCATAATGGCTGCCACCATCATACCCACAATGAAATGTAGATACTTGTCGCTGCCAATGTCTGCCAACCGCTCAAATAGTTTGTATATCCTTTCTATCATTTCTCTTTTAATTATTCTTCCTCCGCTAAAGTAAAATTTGCCATACTCTATTTCCTTTGCGAATGAGTGCTTTACGATTTCTATATAAAAATTTATAGAGCATTTGTAATATTATAATCTCCTGTTATGTTTATTAAATCTGCCAAACTAAGATACTTTTCTTCTCTTTAATGACTTCCTTCTCAACCACGACAGGGTCGGGCATACCGAGATTGAGAGTATCGCCATTATCTCCAACAAGTTCTATGTTGGATAAACCCGAAAAACACTCCCTACGATACCCATCTGAATAGTTATCATCGGGAAAGTCTATAAAGACCTCTATTTTTACACGACCCTTACCCAAGTTATGATTGTCAAAAAACACCACAAGCTGACCATCAGACATCTTACAATGAGTGTAGATGCCGTTCCTCTTTTCAGCCTTGAACATGGTAAACCCACTTCCTGATGTTGCTCTCAATGTGAAATCGCAATCAGGAAACTCTCCCCCTGCCAACCTTATGCCAAGAGGAAAGTCACTCTTATAATTTATACGAATAATGCCATCTTGGTGTTCTCCGCTTTGATTTAATAATACTGTTTCCATTGTGTTTGTGTGTTAAAGTGGCTGTGCCTATTCTCTCGAACCAACAACAGCCTGAATAAAACAATAAATAAATAAAAACTAAAAACTAATTATACAAAACAATAAAATTATGAAAGTAAAAGTCCTAACATAGTGCCAACGATACCGCCTGATAGCCACGACACGATGCGTGTCCACTGCCAACGTGCGCCCTCCTTAATGAGTAGACGAAACGCTTCCACCATAAAGCTGACAACGCTCACTACTGCTAAAGAGTATACACATACATTTACCGCTGGTACGTCTGCTTTTGCAGAACCTATCGTTATAAAGAACGATATTAGTAAGCCTACTAAGGCTAATAAGATGTTACTACTGCTGAATGTTTTCATTTTTATTTTCTTCTTTTTTTTATTATGAAACTATAAAATATCTGCTTTGTCGCTATCTGCCTTTCCGTTGGTACTTTTTAGATACTCGTTCAGGAAAGGTATTTTATCTACTACCTTTAAGGTTAATACGTAGTAGACAAATCCTGCCACTTTCCACATCGTGGTATTCTCAATGAGCATTATACGCCAATTCCTTACTATATTTGTAGCGTAGAACCAAATAGCTACACCGCAAAGAGCTTTTACAACACCCAATGTTTCTGCACCTGCATGCAAGAAATAGCCTGTGAGAAATATTGATGCTGTCATTACAAAAAAGACAGCACAGTGATAAAAGAATACCATTGATTTCTTCAAATCCCATCTTTCGCCATGCTTAAGACCTGCAACCACACCAAATATGTAATTCAGTGTGAATACTATCAACATAGCGTACATAAAGTCCCGAATAGGAAAGAATAGACTTAGCATGCCGCTGATGATAGAACAGATAACATATTTGAATTGCTCTAAATAATTCATAATTTCCTCCTTTCTTTATATTATAATTGTTAGATATATTAAAGCTAAAGCTATAACCTCTCCTAAGTAATAAGGCTTTGGTAATTTCAATAGCACATACGCACCCCAAAATAGCCAAGCAAAAGATACTATAAATGGGTGAAATGTTGCCACCCATAACGTGCCACAAATAAGTGCTGTGAATGCTCCGATAGTGTGCATCTTTTCAACCTTGTAAAGTGGTTCACCGCCCACTAATACAAGCCCAAAAACGGCAAACAACGCCAAGAATGGGGCAACACCGCCTTTCTCCATCATTACAGGCAATAAGGTTATGGCACTCGTTACCATTGTAGCGGAAAACAACCACCTATACTTGCCCATATAGGCGTAATCACTTACGTAATCTCCTATGCCGTATAAAGCTGTCATAGTAGCCAAATAAGCTACCATAACAAGTGCCGAAATTATAGTTAATACTACCATCACACGTTAGTACTTAAATTCAACTTAGGTGGGTAATTCTTTGTGTGGTCGTATTTTTCGACTTCCTCCACTGACGCAAGCTGCTTCACATTAAAGATGTGAGCCTGTGTAACATTATATGCTTGATAAGCATAGTGTCCCACCGCATCGAGCAACTTTAAGGCTAATTGGCTATTTACGACTAATTTAAAGCCGTTAAGCCAAATCTCGCTCTCCGTCTTTCCATTCTCAATGTCCAGCTCAATAGCCCTGCGAGTGCCTATTCTGTCTTCTCTACATATCCAAGCTGACATTCCATTTAAGCTAAAAGAGTTCACCGCCTCGCTGCTATCGTAAGCCTTGATTTCGGCTACCTTTGCTTCAATAGCTTGCTGCAACTTGTTTTCGGGCACTTCCGCCTTTTCGTAGCCGTGCTCCAATAGCGTTGCTTCTGATGGGTTAATTATGGCATCGCCATTTACTGTGATATAGTGCCCATTATAGGTCTCGCCTGTTATCTTGTTTATGTATTTTATATACTTTGTCATATTTTCTTTTCTATTATGTTATCAAAATTACCTTTATAATACTGTGAGCAATTCGGCTGCACATATAAGTTGCTTTTTAATCTTGGTTTGAATTGTGGTTGTGGATTATAAGTTACCTTCCCCTTATTTAATAGTATTAAATGTCCTATTGCGTGAGTAATGCTGTCTCCAAAACAAAAAGCACCCAATCGCTCTAATGTTCTCGGTAATGATACTAACAAAGTGTTTTTTGTACTCCTAAACGCTTGACCACCTAATACTTTTAATGTGTCATTGTAACGTACCTTCCCTAATCCATTTTCATAGGTGTGGGAAACAACACTTAATCCAGCTTGCCTGCTAAATTCGCCCATAAGATTTTTATCAGAATTATCCGTTTTTTGCCCATCAGTGGTGATATACCAAAGCTCATTATCTGGTTGTTTGCTGAAATCAATGCCACATATCAACTTATTAGCTATTGCTGCTAAACGTCTTCTATAACTACTCATAGCACCCTCCTTAATTGCTTATCAGTATGGCAACACCATTTACAACACTGCCTTGATACGTCTTGCCTTTTAGAATGGTTGGCACGACTTCGTCTACCCACTGCACACCCTGCAATTGAAATTCAGTAGCCTTATTTGCTAGCGTTGTAAATTGGAAATCGTACTCCGCACGTATGTTAGGCTCTGTGTTTGGTGCAAGTGAAAGGCTCAAAGTTTCCACCTCTCCCCACACGTGCATCGTGTTAGGTGTTAGGGCAAATGTTGTGTCTGCCGTACCGTGATTAACGAGCCTAATACGACCGTCTTCGCCTTTTTCTCCGTTATCGCCCTTGTTTATTCTCTTGGCTGTATCTACTATTTCTTCTATTTTTTGCTTTGCGAAATTCACAACATCTTCGCTACTACCTGAAAGCTGCACCATATTGCCGTCTTTCCACGTATAAGCCTCACCTTTCGTAATATGAAAGAATAATATACCCTCGCTTGGAACGATACCGTTTTCCGTCTCGCTGCCGTATTTTTCTGCACCACTCCAGTTGGCGTAATATCTACCGCCTGAAAGACAAAGGAAAGTCTTCTTTATCTTGTCCCAAACGATACTGCCATTTAGGCTTGAACCCATCACAACGGTTGCGTTTTCTATATAGCCGTCAAAAGGTAGTATCACTGCCTCTGTTTTTCCAGTACCTACTTGCTCCCAGTCTTCCACGTTAGAAGAAAGTCTTGCTGTACTGTTATAATACAATATACGTGTACCTGTTTCGTTTATAAAACTTGCAAACAAGCACCTTTTGAACTCGTCAGTAAATAAACTATTGATTTCGTCTACAACAGCTTGCAAGTCTCTTTGCTCTCCGTTCGGTGAGCCGTCGTAAATATCCAGCAGATACTTGGAATGCTTTGCAAGCATTGAAGCCGTATCATCTTCGCAATGTTGCCATTCTGTCCATTCTTGTTTCTTTACTGCACCGCCATTATACGCCTGCTTGATGCCGTAATTTCTCCAATATCTTTTAGGACTACCATAACCGTGTCCTTTCGTAAATCTCCCACCATCTAAAGTTAGGCGTGTCTCAAAGACTTCCGTTAAGACTTGCGCCTGTGCATCTGCAAAGATGCTAAGAACACCAACAGAAAAGTCCCTATCCATTACCGTTAATATCGCTTTCTTTCCGTTGTTCTTAACGAAATTTATCGCCTCCTGTGGTGTCGTTGGAAAGATGTTAAGGTCGTCTAACTTAATTGTTGCATCGTCTACTCCCTGCTGTATTACATCTGCAACACATTCAAAGGCTTTACCAACTCTTTCTGCCGTGTTGCCTCCTACTCGTGTTTCAGTCTTAATACCAGCTGCCATTGTTTGTAACTCCTGTAAACTCATTTGTTTAATCTCCTATCGCTTTTATTCTTGTGCGAAAACCTTTTATCTCTTTTACGTTTTCTCCTCTCTTTAAATATTTCAAATACATTAGCGAACTATTTAAATACTTTTCCGCAACATTCATAACATCATTATACTGCTGTGTATTCGCTTTGTCCGTTACGTGTGAAGAATAGCTATCGTCGTGCCTCATAAAGCCTGTACGTGCCAACATAGCACCGTCTACACGTAACATCTTTGCATAAACGAAATAAGCTAAAGAAATTTGCAACCCATCACACTTCTTTAGCTCTCCACATTCGCTCGTATATTCGCCGCCACTAAGTAATATTTGCAACTCGTCTGTAACATTGTGTTTGCAAAGATTTTTAAACATTTCTAGTCCAATAGATGGAATAATACACACATCTTCGCATTCTCGTATATACTTTAAAATGTCCTCCTCTTCTACGTGTCTTGAAATTGTACGAGATAACTCTTTGAATTTATCTACATCTAATAAATGTCTATTCTCCATTTCTCTTGTCGTTGTTTTCTGCGCTAATATATTTCATTGGCTTAATGCTAAAATCTCTACTCACCGACGGGTCGTACCAATTGGCAAATATTTTAGTAAAAGCTCTTTCTATAAAGCGTTGTTGCGTTGTTACTTCGCCTGCATAGTATTCGTATGCCTGTTTCATTATATCACCTGAAAAGCCTAATTTACCAATACGAATAGAGTAAAATATTTCTTGATGAAATTGCGAGTAAATACGTTCTACAACGCTTGCATCTGTAACCGAAAATTCCTTATCAAAATTGCGTGTAGGAAATGGCACGACTTTTGGCTCGTCTTCGTCATTCTCCAACTCTACGTATAGTATTTTAGAACCTTTAGTATCGCCTTGAAACGCTTTCAAATCATCATCACTTATCATCTGTCGTTCTTCCTCTCTACCGTTTTCGTCAATGATAGGTGTGCCTTTCTTTGCCACCATCATACACGATATAAGGAAATTGTTGCGAACATTTCGATACTTGATATTACCCAACCCCTCGTCTGTCGAAATCTCCGTTATTACTGCATCATATATCGGGGTAGGGTATTGGTATTTTCCGTCCATAGACACCCACAGAATTTGCCCGTTGTATTCCTCTATGCCTCCGCAATTCGCTATTTGCTGCATTACAACTTCGGGGTTAGGGTTAAATATTGGAAATTTCTTTATATTTCGTTCCTCTACTAACAGCCTCTTTCCGCCACGTGTCTTATTTCCTTTCCAATCTTCGTGGATAAAGATTTGAGAAACGTACCCTGCATCGTCTGTCTCCACTAATCGACACTGCTCGAAAGGAACAAAATTAATTTCCGTTATTTGTCCCAGCACGTTGTAATTAACGTGTAAAGCAAAGCCTCCAAAACGTGCAACATCACCAGCCACTAAATGCAATAAATCGTCCATCAGAATACCATCTTTATTTACTGCCATTTCCGACAAATATTCGTCATTAAAGCCATAACCCTCAATAAATTGATGATACCTGCCTAAACACAGCTTCGCCGTGCCACTTGCATTTGTTATATCTATCAAATTTTGTGGGTATAAGTTATCGCTACCGTATGTCTGCATTTTAAAGCGTAAAGAGTAATTAACATCAATACGCCGTTGAGGCTTTTTCGTTGTTTTTACATTCATAGAAACTTCGCTTTACACTATTATTCGTTTTTTATTCCTCTTCTTCTACTGCTATCTCTTCAAACATTTCTCTTTGTTCAGGAAATGCTTTTAGATACTCTTCTGCTATTTTGTCTGTAAGGTTTTCATTTGAAAATACCTTGCCATTGTAAAAGTTAGGGCAATTAATTATAACCCCTGCTCTTAACACATAATTCTTCTTTTCTGCCATTGTTCCTCCGTTTTTTAAGTAATAGGAAATTTCCACCAACGCATCGTGATAACACTGCTGGCACGATGTCGGTGTAAATGTTTTTCCAAATACGTTATAGTATAATCTTTCTACCGCTTCTTTGCCAGTAGAATTGAAAGGTATGTTTTCGTTTACATACCTTTCTAACTCTTTTACTAAATTCTTTGCTTCTTCTAATGTCATTATCCTGCTGCTGCGCCTAACAGTGTTTTATACTGTGTAGCTGTTGTCTTTGCATCTGTGTTAAAATAGAATAGTGCCGACTTTGGCACACTCGTTTCCTGTAAAGTAACGAGCCAACCGCCGTCTGTGTCCTCGCTATACTTTTCATTGTCAATAGCACTCGCACGCAAGCCTTGATAATACCCATAAACTTGGTATTCTGCCTTGCCTGCTGCTCCTTTGTGGACATTCTTCAATATCAACACAAAGCTGCCATTTGCAAGACCGTCTATAATGTCTCGGGCGACTTCAGGTCCGTTGTCTAACACCGCAATTGGAACTTCGTTCGTAAAGGTGTTACGATACGTACCTGTTGCAAGTGTAGTTTTTACACCTTTGAAAGGTGTTGCACCTTGCTGTGATACCGAATAGCCTTTCTTTCCGTTCTTTAAAACAAGCGTCTTGATAATGCTCTTGTTGTCATTATCAAATACTGTTTGCGAAAAATCAATGTCAGCACGGTTGATAATGATACCGTCAGCCTCCATACCTTTTACAATAGGGCTATCGCAATCTACTGCGATGCCCTTTGCTATAATACTATCACATATTCCTGCCATATTTCTTTCTCCTTTCTTTTAATATGCTGCTTGGAACATATCTTCTTCCAAAATTTGAGTACCGATATAACCAGCAGAATAGATGTAGTTTTTACGCTCTTTCTTCTCGAACCAAATATCCAAATCAGAGATTAACCCATCTGCATTTGTACCCACCTGCAATTGATGGATATTTGCATATACAGCACGATAAGGCTTGTTTAACTTCGTTCCAGTATTCTCGTACGCACGTATCATTCTGTCCCAAATGCCTACACGTGCAATAGTAACGCCGCTGTATTGTGCCATATCAACGCCTTCGAACACCTTCTCCCACGGCATTATCACCTTGTAACGGTTCTTGACGTCATACTCCAAAGCGTCCGCCAAACCTTTAGTAAGTAACATTACAGCTTCGCCATCAGTACTAATACGGCTATCTGCGTCCATCAGTAGGTTGTCAATGATGCCACTTGCTACACCATCTTTTAAGATAGCTTTCTTTTGTTCTGCAAAAGTTGTTTTGGTATTAGCGTCAATAGCTGTTACCTGTGCTGCATTCTTCGTTCCTTGCTCAAAGATGCGTTTAAACAGACCATCACAAGTTGTAAATAGTTCTGTTCTCGTGTCTGCTGTTAAGTTACCGCCATTTGTTATTACCTTTGCACCAGTGTCGCCAAACCAACCAAAACGCCATATCATACGCTTCATTTGTTTTTCCAAAGCAGGACGAATAATATAGCTCATAAATTCGGTGTCCGTAAGGTCAGCAACGTCCGTACCTGTTTTCATAGAGTAGTCAGCAATAGTACCCTGCAAACTTTCGTAGCAAATCTTAATAGGTATCTGCCAATCGCCCAACTCCCAACGCTTTTGAGAATTGTTGATACCTACTTCTTGGTATGTAGGGTCGCAACCGCTACCTTTAACGCCAACATCGTCCATATCGCCATAGAATGCCACTGGGTCGCCATTGCGAACCTTTCTAAGACGTGTGAATCGTTGGAAATCTTCGTCCTGGTCGATACTCAATGGTATCAACTCCTTTAAGTCCTCTACGTTTTGAGGGTTTATCTGAATATTTTCAAAAAATTTCTTTCCCATTACTTCTCCTTTCCTTATTTGTTTTTCTTATACTCTCCGTTTCTTCTCGCCTCAATCTCCGCACGCATAGGAGAAATATTTTCCGCTTTCTCCGTTGCATTAGCACCGCTTTGTTTACGTCCTGCTGGCTTGTAATTACTTGAAATCTTCGCTAGTGCCTTTTCTCCTCCTGCTATCTTTACAGCATTGAGAATACGCAACTCGTCTTTTGTCTTTGCTTGCGCTTTTGAGCTTTCTAACTCGCTTTCCAACTCTTTTACCTTTTCTTCCAATTCTGCGACTTGTTTCTTTAATTCCTCGACTTCGTTCTCGCCTCCCTCGCTACCGTTGCTATCTGTTTTAATATCGGTGATAACACCGTCTTTCACAACGATTGTCTTTCCGTCAGGCATCACAAACTCTCCGTCAGGACTTGCATTGTCGCCAACTTGTGGCTCGCCTTCCTCTCTCTCTACTGTCAATGTCTGACCATCGCTGGTAGACAAATCCATACCTTTCGCAAGCTCTTCAATATTCTTTAGCCCTAACTTTGCCAAAGCTCTGTCCATCAAAGACGCTTTTACCTTAATTTCTTTTTCTTTTCCCATTTGATTATTTTTATTTGTTTTACTACTCTTCATTGCTCCTACTTTCTTTGCTGACATAGGCGCAATTACTTCTCCTATTAACCCTAATTCTATTGCTTTTGACGTACCTACGTACTTGTCCTCGTCCATTAACGCCTGCATTTCCTCACGGTCGCACTCACAACGCTCTACGTAAAGATTAAGCATTTTTTCCTGTTGCTCTCGCAAGTCGTTGGACGCTTTTTGCAAATCATCAGCCGTAACAGCATAATCTAACGCCCACGATGGTATCCACGGATTATGCACGCAGAACTGTGCGCTCTGATATGCTTTTCTCCTTTCCTTTGGTGCTGCCAT